GTTAAACTTAAATTGCCAGCTTGCACAAAATCAGGCTCAATGCGTCGAATGTGCATACGGCGATTATTACCAATAGCTTGTGTGTTGGCTGGTGTCGTTGTACCGCCAACCCAGCTAATATCGCCAGTAGTATAGCTTGAATAGATAGCCGTTTGTTCTTTAAACGATACTTGATCTAACCCAGTCTCATGTTGCCAGATTGGGTAGCCACCTTGAATTTGATACGCCAAAGTGTTTGCCAACGGGGCCACGCCAAACGATGTAGCGCTGGTTACTAACGTTACACCATTAGCGCCAATTGCTGCATTAGAATAAAATTTAGCATTAGCAATTTGAAATACTGCATTTCCCGGCGCTTGACTAAATGTTAGATAAGATCCGGGATAAAATGTTGGCGTTAAATCGCCAGCAAAATATAACTGACTAGAATTTGCTGCAGGTAATGAAGCTGGATGATTAATAGTAACGTAGTCTTGACTAAACGTTACGTTATAATTCCAATCAGCCCATAATGGTGTTGGGAATACTTCTGTGGTGTATCCGCAAGAACGTTGTGCACCAACAGCTTGGCCAGCGTCATACCAAAGTTTATCTTTGACATTATAAATAATAGCATCAGTACATTCTGTCGCTGTGCCACGGGGATAAAAGAACCAAATCTCATTGTAACGTGGAACTTTGGTCGCCCATACTTTTTGGCGCTGTTGATAATTAAGGTTGTTAAATAGCCAGTTTACGTTTTTATCATTTGGCACAACCGTAACACGACCGTCGTATAAATAGAAACGGTCAACACCCATCCAATAATACAATCCATCCATCTCAACAACAGATTGAGATGACATAATAGAGATCTGGCTAGAAACAATATCGTATGTCCAATAGTTTGGCGCGCTGCCAGTAAATAGCACACGGATCAAACTATCGGTTGCCCAAAATAGTCCTGCTGGTGAATAAGCACCACCGCGGATTGGCATACCAAAAACTACTTTACCAGTAGCAACGTTAACTTGGTTTGCTAATGGTCCATTCCAATCTGTCAAAGATTGGTTGGCATATATTGAACTTACGTTGTTATTAGCAATAAATCCGTTAGAACCATACACAAAAATAAATGGGTGCAACGAACATACACCACCATCCACTGCAATAGCTTGGTAAGTTGGAGCAACCCCAGTGGTATCAGCTAATCCATAAAACGTCCATTGTTCAGACGCATTAGGTAATACCGAACCAATGTATACTTGAGACTTAATTGCATTATCAATATTGTTTAAATTTAAACCGGGGTGTGCAAGCAAATTAAGCGCGCCACCCTGTGGGTTATATTGATAATCAAACTGCCAAAGTAAATTGCTATTTGCTGAAAAGTTATAGTTATACAACCACACATTACTAATAGAACCAGAATGTGCTGGTGTAAAAGTGACTACTGTGTTGGGTGATGTGAATGTAGAATTTGTTACTGTGTAAGGTGTTACAGTGCCGCTTTGTGAAAAAATGATTTGCGTACCATTTGAAAACGGCTGTGTATAACTAACTGGAGTTGCATTAGAACTATTAATTGTAAACGACGTTGTATTGCTAGCACTAATGGTTGTGTTAGCAACTGGAAACTGAGAATAGCCAGAAATAAATATAGCGCGGTATGGGCCGCTACCAATTCCTAACGATTGTCCAGTTGCAAATACATCTAAACCAACTCGAGTTCCAGCAAACACATAATTTACGCCGTTGTAGCCATTCATGGTCATGCCACGCATAATTCCATCAAACGTAGAAAATATCTCCTGATAGCCACCCATTTTCTTAGGCACTTGACGCTGAAAACGACACCATACACCATCAGTGTATTCTGGTGTTTCGAATATAGTACCGTCGCGTTTTATCCCGCCCGGTAAAGCCATTTTGTAAACTTGACTATACTGGGGCTGAATTTGTTGCTGTTGCGCTGGTTGTGCTGGCGCGACAGCCATTAGAACGTCCCACCACTAATAAGTCCCGCTGTAAGCGTGCCAGTAACTGTTTCCGACCCACCAACTAAAAGCGATGCTGGGGTGCTAATTACTGGAGCTAATGCGTTTGTACCGTTTAAATCTAATATTTCAGTACCGTTTGCAGTTAAACCTAAAATACTGGTTCCACGTAAATACATACCTGTTGCGTTGTCGCTTATAAACGAAAATGATGGCGCTGTAGCGGATCCATTTTGAGCAAAAAATACTCCAGCGTTAGTTGTTGAAAGCGTAAATAGACCAGACGCTTCGCTAAGCACTAACGCAACTTGACCAGCAGATAAAACCACTGGAGCAGAACTGCTACCAGTTGTATTAAATGAAAGGTTGTAAGAACCTGATGTTGTATTATTAACTAGCACATACAACTGAGTGATTGCTGGAAGCGTAATACTTAAACCTGTTGTACGTGTGCCAGATAGAGCAACATAGGTTTGAATGGTTGGTGCGTACGTTGTTAAATTAAACGTGCTGCCAGTGATACTATCAACGTCATACGTTCCAGAGGTAAAAGTAACGTTGTTTTGATTTGTTAAACCAACAGTAAAAAAGTTACCTGTGCTTGATTCGTAGTAAATAAATCCAGAATCGCCGGGGTTAGCAGTAATGCTAGACAGACCATTAATTTTTGATGGAGTCTGCGTTGCAATTGTTAACGTGCCAGTTCCACCATTTCTAAAACCAATCCACCAACCGGGGGACAAAGTGGTAAGGCTTGGCAGTGTGAATGTGCCAACGCCGCCAACCCATACGTATGTATTAGCTCGGCTACTATTTGTAATTGAAGGTGATACTGATGTTTCAACAACGTTACTAGTAACAGCTAACTGACCCAATACTGTAGTCAATCCTGCGCCAGCCAACGAAGACGCATCAGCAGATGAAGTGCCAGTACCTAAGGTAATAACGCCCCAGCTACCATTAACGTTAGCGGTATTATTGGTTAGGTAAAAATAAACTGTTACGCCAGAATTAACCGTAACACCATTTAAACCATTAATATCTGTAACGGTAAATGCTGAAGAGCCTTTATTGCGGAAAAATATATCACTGCCAAGTGATCCTTGAGTTGCGTCTGGTAGGGCAATTGACAAACTGCTAGTAGACGGCGTGCAATCCATAATGCGTGATGCAGGGACCTGCGTGCCGCTGACTACTTGAGGCCAGTAAAGTTGGGTGTTAGAACTAAACGCTAAGGCGTAATAGGATACATCCGTTGGTTCAATAACGGTACCAGTAAACGGGGATACAAATGATTGTGACATATATTAGGGTTCCTGAACCGTTACGTTTCTGTCGATGCGGCGTTGGTTGTCTTCTTGCTTGAGTGCTGCCAACGAATCGTCGTAATATTGTTTCCAAATTGGTAGCTTGTCCAAAGCCTTTAAGTAGCCTTGAGCTTGCAATAAAGAGCCAAACAACATCGCCTGTGGGCATTCGCGCGTGAACAGATTTTGTTGATTTTGTGAATCTAATGGCTGAATTTCGCTGTAATACAAAATTTCAATAGGGTATGTGGCATCAGGTTTTGGTGCGAACGCCCAGTTGTTATAGTCGTAATCAGCATAGTAAAGCGGTGTGCCAGAGGATGATTCAGCTTGATATTGCGCTACATAATCTTGGCTGCGCAGTAAAATAGGTTGGCCATTATACTTCATTGAAACTGTTTTACGCCAGCGTGCTGGTTTGTTTAGTACCACTTGATTAGTGGCCAGTGTTGTTTCAACTACGGTTAACTGCAAATACGTTTTTAACTGCGCTGCAATAGCAGACTCAGCCAAACCAATTAAGTTTGGAATTTGAGCTACAAACTGGGCGTCATTACGCTCCATATAGTTAATAATGTCAGCTACGAGATTATCGTAGGTCATTTGATATGCGCTGGTCATCGTGTATAGTAGCTGTAGTTAGGTTGGAAGTAGATTGGTGACTTATCACGATCTTCTTCTTCGGCTTGCGTACGTAGATTAAGTGCTAATTTTTCCAAGTAAGCAACGCGCCCCATATCAACACCGGGCAACTGCATCGCCAACTCATGGGTGAGCGCAGCTTGAATGTAGGGGATCCAACGGTTGGGCAGGTATAACTGATTAGTCAACGAGCCAACGTCCATCATCTGCTTTTCAATAATGAGCTGGAATACTTGGAAGTCGTTGGATGGTACAGGCCAGATATACATCTCTGGATCAATCTGACGGTTAAACCAGTATTGCAAAGAACGTACAGATGGAAACTGTTTGTTTGGTAAGTTCCAGTAGTC